GGCTCCTCGCGTGGCGAATGATGGAGCGAGAAGATGTGTTTGACGCCCATAACGTAGTAGGCGCGACCGGTCTTGTGCTTCACAACGCCCGCGTGCTTCTCTCTCGGCTTCGCCGCGATGGCCACATCGAGGTGGTGCGCGAAGCTGGGCCTGCCACAACCGCTCGCTACCGTCTTGTCTCGGCGCATGTACCTCGCTACGTGGACTCGATGGCCGAGTGGCAGCGGCAGGCATGGCGGACGATGCGAATGATGCGCACCTTCACCGCCGACGAGGTGCTCCGCACGATTCCGGAGCCACCGACCAAGAGCAATCTGCGCCGGATGATCCGCGACCTGCTGAGGCACGGGCGGATTCAGCCACTCTCGAACGGGCGTACCGGTGTGCGCTATGTCGTCTCATGCGAGAGCGTCCTCAATCCGCTGGAGGACAGTCGAGTACTGGCGGCAGCGTACGCCCGAATGGGCCTCACCTCAACCGGGGAGGTGCGCCATGGATGACGCCCTCGACTGGATGCGCCTCTTGCGCGAGGCCGTGGACGCGGCCAACGGCACCGCCGTGGCCAAGCGCCTCGGCTACTCGCCCGCCGTCGTCAGCCAGGTGCTCAAAGGCAAGTACGCCGGACGCGTGGATCTCGTGCGCCAGCGCGTGATCGAGGTCTACGGCGCGACCTCGGTGGATTGTCCTGTGCTCGGCGAGATCCCGCTCTCCCGCTGCGCCGCCGAGCGCATCCGGCCCTTCGCCGCCACCAACCCGCTCCGGGTGCGCCTCTGGCAGACCTGCCCGACGTGCCCCTTCAACCCTACCTGCAAAACGCCATGAACACACCCCATCCGACCCCTGGCGACATCCGGGCCGAAGTGCTCGGCTATTTCGACGAGATGCGTGCTGAGCTCGACACGCTCTTTGGCCTCGACCGCGGCCAGATTGACGAAGCCGAAGACCTTGACGACTTGGATCCGATTCACCTCGCGTTCGACGGAGGGGCCCAGTGGGAGCTTGCCCACACGATCGAGACCTTCATCGAACGAGCTGCGGCACTCGGTGCGCTCTACGCCGCGCCTGACCTGCTGGCTTCGCCGCCCGTTGCCTTCTGTATGATGGGCACGCGCTTCCGCGAGGCGCTCACCCACGTGGCCGACCAGCTTGATGCTGCCCGCGCCGCCCGCATCCTCGACTCCTCGTCCCGCCCGGAGGAGCTGCGCGCCGATGGCTGAGACCCTCACCCCCACCGAAGAGCGCGTGCCGTACAAGACGACCGTGGTGGACGTGTCCGGCACGGGCGTCGTCCGCGCCGTTGAGCGCCTGCGCCCGGAGCCGAGCGACATCCTGATCCTGCGCACGCAGGCGTTCGTCTCGGTTGGCGAGACGGCGCTGATGTGCGCGCTCGTCAAGGGCTGGCTCGAAGAGCGCGGCCTGCACGACGTGCTCGTGCTGATCGTGCCTGAGGCCAGCGGCATCACGCTGGCGCAGCTGGCCAAGACCGCCCGCGACACCGTCGAGGCGCAGCTTCCGCCGAGCTACGACCGGCTGCACGCGGCGGTGCGCTGCATGGCCCGCCTGCGCGGCCTCGCCGCGGAGGATGCCCGCGACGGCCACGACTACGACCTGCGCGCTTACCTCGACGCCGCCCGCGACGTGGCACGTCTGGCCAAGGAGATCTGGCCCGACCTGGCGCCGTCCACCTAAACCCGTACGGGGCCTTTCACGGCCCCGTACGCCTTCCTTTTGAACGATGACCCCGCTCCTTTTTCTGATCCTCGTGGTGCTCGTGCTCGTGGCTCCGGTCGTGGAAGAACGCACGGCCCCGCTGCCTCCCGTCACCGACGCCGACCTGTTCCAGTCGATGCGCCAGCGCCTTGCCCGCGGCGAGCCGATGAGCACCGGCGACATCGCCTACTGGGCAGATCGCTACCACGCTCGGTGCCTCTACTTCTGGACGGGCCGGAGCTTCGAGGAGTACCTCCACGCCCCGATGCTCGTCGAGGACGCTGCCCGCCACGAACAGCAGGTGCTCGTCTTCGGCGCGGCGGCGCGGCGCACCCGCGTCGTCCGCGACGGCGTGCTTCCGCCCATGCTGGAGACGCTCACCCGTAGCCGCAACTGAGCCATGGACGCTATCCACATTCCGCAGCGGCGCGACCTCACCCGCGAGGGCGAAGACCGCCGCCCGCGCTGGCAGCGCTGGGCCGAGCAAAACCTGCAGACCGGCTGGCGGCTGGTGATCCGGCATGGCCACGGCGATGCGTGGTGGGAGCGCGGCGTGCAGCGCACGACCGTCTCCTACCGCCGGGCCTGCGAGGTCGAGCGGCTGCTCGGCACCGAGCCTGCACCCGCGACCCTGCCCGACGTGCCGGCGCTTCCGGGGCGCAAACCCGTCACGCCCCCCGGCAACGCGCACTGCTACCTCCCGTACACCGATGCCGTCACGGGCGTGACGATCCGCACCGCCTTCGACCCCGAGATCGTCGCAGGCGCGCTGGATCTCTGGTGCGCGGGCACGCCCGAGAGCGGCTTCTACACCCGGTCGGGCGTGGCCTTCACGAACGTGCGGATGTGGGCGCGGAAGCTGGGACGCACCCGAACCGTCCCGGTTCTCACGAAGCCGGATGCACCTCCTGCCAAAGGGACGGGCCTCGTCTACCACGACGCCCAGACGGGCCGGTCGATTGGCGTGCGCTACCCGCCCGCGCTGGTGGGCCGCGCCCTCGCGCTCTTCCGCAGCGGCCACACCCGCGTCGCCGCCGCCGAGGCGTGCGGCGTGCCTGCCACCGCGCTCACCAACTGGTGCAACCGGCTGGGCATTCACCGCCGCCGGTGCCGCACGCCGCAACCCCTGCTGCCATGACCCACGCCCCGACCCTCTTCGACCCGCCCCGCGAGGCGTCCGAGCCGGAGCCCCTGCCGGAGGACGCTACGTGGGAGCAGCGAGCCCACGCTTTCCTCGACGCCCACCCGGAGGTGTACGACGCCATCGTACGCATCGCCCGGCAACTCAAGGCACGCGGCTACGCCCGCTACTCGATCAAGGGCGTGATGGAGATCGTGCGCTACCTGCACGAGGGCGACACGAAGCCCGACGCCGCCGAGCCCTTCAAGCTCAACAACAACTACTCCGCGACCTTCGCCCGCGTGGTGATGGCCCGCGAGGATGACCTGCAGGACTTCTTCCAAACCCGCAAAGCCGGGGAGTAAACGACCTATGAACACCTTCGCCAAACTCTTCACCCACCCCACGATGGGGCAGATCCTTGTCACCATCGAACGCAGTCTCGATGACGAGACGGTAGATGTCCGCTATGCCTACCAACCGACCGGCTTGGGGGTGTGTTCACTGCGTTGCACGCGGCCAGACGATGAAAGCGGGTGGGACGCCGCCGAAGCCCACTTTGCCATCGTCACGGAGGAGTCTGCCGCTGCGTTCGTCGCGCCTTACTTCAAGATGGCCACCAACTTCGCCTGATCGCCATGCCCGAATACCACCTGCTCGTGCTGGCTACCTCGTGCGTCGCCCTTGGCTTCTTCGCGGCGCTGGACATCGTCGCTCGAAGACTTCCCGAAAGGCCCAAGGGCTTCCCCTTCACGCCGTTGGGGCGCATGCTCGGCTACGGAGGCCCGATGCTCAGCGGTTGGGTCGCCGCCATCGCCCTTTTGACCTCGCTGCCCCGATGACCATCTCGATCGACGACAAGATCAAGGCGCTGCGCCGCGAGCTGGCGATGCGCTACCGCGTCTACCCGAACCGCGTGCAGGCCAGGAAGATGACGCAAGCCGAGGCCGACCGCGAGGTCGCCATCGCCGAGGCCATCCTCCAAGACTACGTGGACGAGCGCGCCCGTCGCGCCGCCGCCCAAACCACGCTGCCCCTATGAGTATCCCGGCCTACTTCCCCGACCTCGATACACTCGTGGCGTCGCCCTACTTCATGTCGCTCCGACAAACGCTGCGATGCACAGGGCCACTCCACCGACCGACGGGCGGGACGGTCATGTGGTCGCTCTCCATCCGTCACCCCAAACGGCCCTTGGCTGAGGACATCAGCGTCACCGGTTCAACCCTCCAAGATGTATTCACGAAGGCCAACGACGCGTGGCATCTGATTGTCACCTACTACCACCTCAGCCATGCCCGATAACATCCGCCGCAAGGAAATCGCCGCCATCCAGATCGGCTGCAAGCAGCTCTTCGGCAGCGACGAAGACGCCCGCCGCGCCTTCCTGGAGGAGGCGACGGGCAAACGCTCGACCAAAGACCTCACCGCCGAGGAGCGCCGCCGGGTGCTCGAGACGCTGCGCCAGAACGGTTTCGCGCGGAGCCGCGAGCGCGTCCGCATCGACCCCGAGGCCGACACGCCGCAGGTGCAGAGGATCAAGCAGCTGTGGCTCACGCTCTGCGAAAAGGGCGCGGCCAAGTCCGACGAGGTGGTGGCGCTGAACGCATGGATCAAGCGCTCCTTCCACGTCGACCACGTGCGCTGGCTCAGCCCCGAGCAGGCCAGCAAGGCCATCGAGATGCTCAAGGCGTGGCTCGGTCGCCTGCGCCCTGGCACCCGTCGCCCCGGCACGCGCGGCCGCGCCGCATGACCTCCTGCCCGCCCCTTCGTATGTCCCGCCGTCCCTATCCCGCGTCCCTGCCGCTCGACTTCGACGGCTGGCCGCGCATTGAGCGTCAAGACCTGACCGACTGGCTCGCTGAGCTCGCCGACGTGGCTGGGCTGGAGGCGGTGCGTTTTCTTGTGACGCGCTTCGGCGACGAGCAGCTGAGCGTGCCCAAGACCTACCGCGAGCACAAGCTCCCGCTCTGGCTGGAGGAAACGCGCGATCTGCATTCGGCGTCGCTGGTGAAGACCATCATCCGGCTCTTCGGCGGGGCCAACGTCCACATGCCCAGCCCCGTGCCGCTGCACCAAGCCGTGGAAGACCGCGAGATTCGGCGGCTCTACGACGGACGCAACGCCGGCGACCTTGCCCGGCGCTACCGCCGCAGCCGCCGCCACGTGAAAGCCATCGCCCTCGCCCGAGCATGATCGCCCGCTCCCCCAGCGTCCGAGCTGGCCAGCCTTGCATCTCCGGAACCCGCGTGAGCGTGGGCGATGTGCTCCGCTACACCGCTGGAGGGATGACAGCAGACGACATCGCCGCCGACTTCCCCGGCGTCGAACCGGAGGATGTGGCCGACGCGCTCCGCTACGCCGCCGAGCACCTGGAACGTGCCGGGCGGGTGGAGCAGGACGTGGCCACGAGTGCGATCGAACACGCCGGGCTGAACGTGGCGCTCGTGTGGCATGCGCTCACACGCGGACGGGCGAGCGAGGCGATGAAGCGCCTGCACGCGCAGTGGCCGGACTTTGCCAGCGCCCTTGCCCGGCTCACCCAGATCTGCGAGGCCCAGCGCCCAGTGGCCTTCGAGGAGACGTTCCGTCGCTTCAAGCCGCCAGCCTTGGAGGAGGACGACGAGGATGTCGAGGCCCCTACGCCAAGGCGCGGGCGGCGATTGTGAATTCGAGCAAACGGATTTGGGCGCACATTATGTGTGCAACGTATGCTCGTGCCCCCAAGCCTCTTGCTCCTGTGTCTGTAGTCCTCGACTTCCTGCCTTGCGGAGGCACTGGTCACTACTCCATTCATTCTGGTGGGCCAATGCATGGCATCATCACATCCGTGTACTACCTGCTGCCTGACCGTCTTCGGGCGGTACCGATTCCCCAGAAGGAGGTACTTCCGTTCTTGGGAGATTACGTTCTCCAACCAGACGAGCGGGCGGTGGCGCTGTACCGCCTCGACGGATTTGCCAAAATGACCTTCGCGGACAGCCCTGTTTTCCGCTACTGCTTCGACCGCATCACCATCGGCCCCAAGCCGCCCCGGCTCTTTCCTCCGGGCATCCATGGAGAGGTGGAAGAGATCGACTGATTCCGCATCGGTGCGGGTGAACGGACGGTCGCCGACGCCCGAAACTGGCCCCTGCCTCCACGCGAGGCGGGGGCCTTTCTCGTTTGCCATGCCTGCCACACCCGACACCCTCATCTACCGCGACCGCGTCTCCGAGGCGTTCGCCCGCAAGGTCTGCCGCATCGCGGCCACGCTCGACATGGACGCCGACCACCTCATGGCCGGGATGTTCTTCGAGACCGGCGGCACGTTCTCGCCGAAGGTGCGCAACCCGCGCAGTTCGGCCACGGGCCTCATCCAGTTCATGAACGCCACCGCGCTGAAGCTGGGCACCACCACGCCCAAGCTCGCGGCGATGACGGCGGAAGACCAACTCGACTACGTGGAGGCGTACTTCCGCCCGTACGCGGGCAAGCTCGCCACCGTCGAGGACGTGTACATGGCCATCCTCTGGCCGCGGGCCGTCGGCAAGCCCAGCACCTACGTCCTGTGGAAAGGGGCCGACGGCGCGGCCTACCGGGTGAACGCGGGCCTCGACCTGAACAAGGACGGGCGGGTGACGAAAGCGGAGGCTTCGGCTCGTGTGCGGCGCATCTACCTCGACGGCCTGTACCGGGCCGGGAGGGCTGGGCGATGATGGTGCTTCCCGTTCTGCTGGCGCTTGCCGCCGTGGCCTGCCTCGCGGTGGCCGTCGTGCTGGCCGTGCGCCGCCCGCTCAAGCCCGGCCCGCGCACGAAGGTCTGGTGGCGCTCCAAGACGCTGTGGGTCAACGTCGGCACCATCGTGGCGGCGGGCGTGGCCATCGTGGAGGCGAGCACCGGCGACTGGAAAGCCGAACTGCAGCCTTGGGGCTACTACCTGCTGGTGGTGGCCCTCGCGATGGCGAACGCAGCGCTCCGGCTCATCACCACCAAGGGCCTCACCACCGATCCCGACGACCAGTAATGCGCTTCGAAGAGTTCGTACAGCCGGCTCC